ACGTAACGAAGACCAGTCCCAAGAATCCTCTACAATACGTTTAGCGTCATTAACAAAGTCACCGATAAGTTTAGTGTAGCCACTTGCAGTAGAACCAACAGCAGTAGTTACTTCATCTTCTCTTAGTCTACGTAATACAGCATTTACTAAATCTAAATAAGTCATTATCCATACCTTCTTAAGTTCATCATTGGACTAAGCATTTCCTGTGTAGACTTAATCTCTGTGTCAAATTTAAATAACTCTTTGTCAAATATTCCTTCAACCTGTGAAGGCTTTCTAGTACCCGCCATCATGCCTCCTACGCCACCTAAGCCACTTACTGCTTGTTCTAATACGTCACCTATAGGACTATCCACAGCGTCTATAATCTCATCCACTACGTCTACTATAGGCTCTCCTACAGTTTCTATAGCTTCCTTCAAAGGAGTTGACAAATCTTCTATCGGTGCTGTTACAGTCTCTACACCTCCTATCAACGACTCAAAGGTATCTCCTACGAACTCTAAAGGCTGTTCCAATACATCCACTACAACATCACCCGCCTCTTTAATAAACTCAGGTGTTTCAAAGTCTGGTAAGTTTATATCAGGAACTATTCCTCTTATAGCGTCTTCAACATCAGGTGCTATGTATCCAACAGTTTCTTCTCTTATCCCAGACTCAATAGCTTCTGTACCTGACTTACCCTCAAGAACTGCACCAGTTGTATCTAGTATAACATTCTGAACAGGGTCAGGTAATGCTGTAATATCAATACCTGCTTTGTCAAATGCTTTAGTTATATTTGTATCGCTTATGTTTGTAATCTTATCGCCTAAGTAAATACTACCACCTATCTTCAAAGCATCTTGAAATTCAGCACCGTTAAACATGGCTTTTGAACCTTGAAGAACGGGAGCCATAGGCGGGTATATAACACTTAAAATATCAAAGGTAGTGTTTAACCAAGAAGGACCAGAAGGGTCAAATGTTTGAGTAGTGTATCCTTGTAATTCACCAAACTCACCTATTTCAAAATTTTCAGGAATAGTAGGAACACCGTCTACACGAGACAACTCTAAAGGACTTAAAAAAGCAGTGCCTGTATTAAATTGTTGAACTGAAGAAAAACCAAAAGGATTCTCTTCACGAGACATATCTCTCCCAAAGACAACTTGATTATATTTTTCAGGCTCTTCAGACATAATGTAGTTACCCATCACATTAGACTGTATTTTAAGAGCCTCTAACTCAGCACGATTTACATATTGCTCAGGACTAAGAGCATTTTCTCTTGCTCTGTCTTGCCACTCTCTTAATTCTTCTTTAGTGTCAAAGGATACAAAACCTTCTTCACCTAATCTATTTACTGTGTTTTTTAAATCTTCGTATCGTTCGTAGTCTTCTATATTGTCAAAGTCTTTAGGACCTTCATTAATAAGGCTCTGTATTTGTTCTCTCTGCTCTTCCGTTGAAGCATCTTCTAATGCTTCATTTAGATACTGTGTGTAATAAGAATCAGCAAGTTCTTTTGCACTTATAATATTTTTAGGAGTTGTGTAGCTTTCATCAAACTTTAAAATACTGTCTAAAGCGTTTTTGTTTTTATACTCTAAAGGTGACATTATCTATCCCTCTGTACTTTCTTAGTTTTCTCTACAGTCCGCATAGCACCTAAACCAAGCATACCCATTAGTACTGGCATCATAGTAGCCATGTCTAGTACAGGGATTTCAATGGTAGAATCGGCAAGAGCAAGCGCAAAATTTGCCATCGGGATAAGAATGTACTGACTCGCAAGTCCAATACAACAAGTCCAACCAACAGCAGGTCTCCAACCCGACACAAATAGGCTTCTGTGTGCCGCTTCTGTCTTATTAACTTCAAGTTGCGCTTTCGCAAGTTCCTGCGCGTGTCTTTCAGCCATTGTCGTAAGTTCAAAGGCGATAGCATTCTTCTTGTCTTTATCCTCTATGAATTTGTCAAGTAATCCTGTAACAGGTCCGATTAATTGTTGTAACATAAATGCCTCACTTAAGGGGATTAGACAGGTAGTCCATACCTTGCCATAAATCCTCTACCTCTTTAGTCAATGTCTTTATCTTACCATCAACATCGCCAATGTCTTCTATTATTATTTCAGCTTTAGCTACCGTACCTTTCATAGCCTCTATCTCATTAGCTAGCTTAGAAACGTCTGTATTGAGTTCTAAGAGCTTTTCTTGCTGACTTAGTAGGGTATCTAGCCTTGTGCCTAAAGTCCCTAGATTCTCACGTAAGGGGCTTATATTAGGTATCTTCTTAGCCTCTACTGCTTCAAGTCTTGAGTACAAACTAGATGCAGTCCAGACAGTCCCACCAATGCTAGTACCTATGGTCATCACAATGGCAATCCACACACCTTTAAATGATGTACCATTAATGTTTAGTTCTGACTTCTCTAGGCTCATAGTTCTACGCAGTTAGTTTCATACATAAAGCAATCATAACTCTGAGCCGTAGGACCAGTCAAATAGTATTCTGATTCGCTACCTAAAGCTAGTACTTCAGCTTCAGTTGCATACAAGTCTAAACCGTAGTTCTGACCGTTAAGATAAACTGCTGTAAGGTTTCTAGTAGTGTTATAACCCATAGCTACCCATTGAGCATTAGCATCATAAAAGATGTTTGTCTGCTCTGCTGTAGTGTTAGCATTCTCTATGCCTTGCTCTAGGAATGCTACAGCTTGTTCGTTACCCGCTACCGCTAGGAATGCACTAGCGTTGTTAGCGTGTGTCTCAATGTCATCTAAGCTAGTATTGTATGTGTCTACTTCTTCCTGACTAATTGTCAATACTTCTATGTTGTTCTCTACAAAAGTTTGTACTTCAGCTTCCTCTTGAGGACTAGAGGCTGACTCTGCTACCTCAGCTACTTCCTGTACAGCAATCATGTCAACTACTACTTCAGTAAATACACCAATGGCTTCATCCATCATGTCTAACTCAGTGTGTGCTTTCTCTTCCAGTACAGCCTGTAAGTCACCGTAGGCTTTGTAGTTTGACATATCAGATAATGCACTGTTGTATGCCTGTAGTTGTTCTGCACTAATGTGCGCTGTGCTTGACAATGAGCCATCAGACAACCCTGAGCCTGTGTAAGCGTACTCTTGTGCCGCACCTACAAGTTTAATGCCTCTATCTATCTGGTCAACAATAGCGTTGGAGGTGTCAATAAGGCTGTCTAACTCACTGCTGTGTGCTACGGAACTTAGCACTAACAGAGATAATATCATCTTCTTCATCTGTGTCCTCTCCTCCAATGTTTAGTATAGTGTTGTACCATTCAGTATTGTCTGTGTAGTCAGGTATGTATACTTCTGGTTGTCTCTTCATTATCAATACTGCACGTTTACCAACAATTAACTTACCGTTACTCAGTATGGGGCAAGGTGTCCCTGACAAGAACATACTCTTCCATACTTCTACTGCTTCACACATACGGGCTACTGCGGCTACCTTCATTCCTAAGTCCGACAATAACTTAGCGTCCCTTCTACGGTCACAGTTAGGGTCTACTTCATAACTACCGCTTGATAACCCTATTCCTACTGTTTGTAACGAACCTCCCGAACCCTTAAGGCAAGTGTCCATACCGTTTGACATATAGCTAGGACTAACGGCTGAACCTACTGGTATTTCGCTACTGCTTCCTGCTCCGTTGTATGTGTTACTTGTTGATGTATCCGTTGTTGTGTTATTACTATTTGTTGTACTGTTGTCCCCATGAAAGGTATTCAAAGAACCTTCCTGCGTGTTGTCACCCCAAGTAGCTACTGACAACATCATTAGTAAACAAAATAGTCTTATCACTTACGTAAGTTCTGTACTGTGTCTGATTCCCAGATACGAATACCTAGCCATACAATAGTAAACAAACTCGCTATAGGAGGAAGCCAAGCGGCTACTGACATAATACCAGTAGATGCCGCGGCTAAGTCTAAAATTTGTTTCCCTTCCTGAGTCATGGCTATGTCCTTATATTGCGGCTATAATAAATGCTAGTAAATTTTCATAACAAACAGCATACGTTGTTTCTTCAACTCCGCTTTC